TAAGAAAGAGTTAACTCTTGCCAATCCCCATTGTACTGGAGTTGTTCCTGGTTTATGACCTGTTTTCCATGCAGCATATCCTCTATCAAATACTTTATTTAGTATAGACATTGAAACACCTGTTGCTTTTGATTTCTTTTTTAAAGCTGTTTTTACCTGACCTTTATTCTCTATAATAAAATCTTCAAAAGTCATTTCAAAGTTTTCACCATACATCTGTTTATATTTACTTGTAAACTTAGATTGTGGTAAACCTTTCTTTCTTGCTTTCTTATCACCTGGTAAATCTTTGTATGCATCTGGATTATCATCTTTCATATCCTTTTGCTTATTCTGCTGAGCTCTTCTTTTAGAATCTGTAGATTTTTTTCCAGTCTTAAATGAATCGTAATTTTTATCTCCACGGGAAGAATCACCGTCGTTATAACCTTCTTTCTTATCTTTCTTCTTACCGAAGGATAAGATCGTATTGTCTTTAACTATTTTATTATAAGGTGAATCTTTTAGCTCCATCTTCGGAGTATCTTTTTTGTATTTCTTGGTAAGCTTGCCTGTGCCATGATCTCCAGCACCGCCTTCTTCTTGAATTGAATCTAGCCAACAACGTCTTTTTCTTCCGTTGAATTCTGCAAGAATATAATTAGTTCCTCTTATAACCACTTTACCTACTTCACCTGATTCTTTCATACGAATCATAGTACCAATTCTAAATATTTTTCCTTCCACGTAATCTTCTCTGATATCTGATACAGTTTCTAATTCAACGTGTGGTCTAAATCCTTCTGATTTTAAACCCATACCTGCTCTAACAGCATTATATAAATCTGTTGGATAAAATCTTGCTGGTAATCCTTTTGCAAATAATGGTAGGTTACCATCTACTGCTGCTTGTCGCATTTTAGATGCTGACATACCTGATATACCTTCTGCGTCCGGGTCGCGCTCGCCTGCGCTTAAAACTTTAATCAGACCTTGGAATTCATAAAAACCATGTCTAGACTTAACCCCATTATATTTGTTAAGTAATACTTCAAACTCTTTTACTCTATCTGAACCTGCTACCATACTTGCTTTTGTAAATCCTTGATCGTATAATTTGGTAGCAATATCTAAAACGTTTCTTACATCCTTATCAGCCATAACTTGGCGAGCATGTTTAGGAAACATCTTACGTAAAAACTTAACTTTGTCTTTAAATTGTAATGGATTCTTTTTAGCATCTACAGATTTAGATGCGTATATACGATATGTGCCAGATCTGGCTAGTTTTTTTGTTTGGTCAAATAGTTTCTCATGACCAATAGTAGGCGGATTAAAACGCCCGAACACGAATGTGACTTCTTTTGTGTCTTCGACTAAGTAATCACTAAATGATTTAATTTGCATATCCTTTGAATTCCCATTTTAGTTAGGATTATCCCAACCTTTTATAATATCTTTGCTAAAGTTGTTGGCAGAAAATTCCAATCTATCAACAAGCTTAACTGCTCCACCTTCCATACGATCTATAGCAACAAAACCTTCTGGGTTGGTTACTTTAAATCCGGATGTTGTTTTAACAAACGTTCCGATTTTATTTAGTTTGTTAAGTTTATTTATAATAATTAATTTACTGTCTACAAGATAATTCTGTAATTTAAAGACATTTTCTAGGTTTTTTAAGTTACTAGTAGAGAAAAACGATAATAATTCATCTCTTTTACCTATTTGTATATCTTTTCCTTTCTGTGAACTACGCTTATCGATTTGTTTAGCGTATCGATCAGTAACAAACTGGACTAATCCCTTAGCGTGTTTCTTCTCGTCTTTAATTCTTTGGCCTTTTCTCACCATAGTATTATTATAAACATTAATAACTAAATTTAATTCTTTATTGTTTTCTAATTCTTTTAATACCCCAGAAGATATCTTTTGGAATAGTTTACCAGCTTCAGATAACAATTTAGTTACTTTCATATTGTCTGCTGCGGTAAATGTAGCTTTACCTGATAGCTCTTCTAGGTCTGCATTTACCTGCCATACCTTAGAACTCTTTTTTAATTTACCAACTATGTCACCGCCAAAAGAAGCTTGCATAGTTTCGAATGTTCCACCTTTATAAGATGTATGCCATACAATACCAACATCTGCTTTAGATATATCTTTCTCTAATTTAGATCCATATGGTACTGCATAAACAATAGTGTTTGGGTGAAAGGTAATCATCTTTTGTCCGTTAATCGTTTCACCTTTAAGGTCCGATTTATCAAACATAAAGTCACCTTGTATTACACCCTTGATACCTAAGTCCTTTAATCCATCAAAAGCCATAATAAGCTTTTTGGATAGATCACCTGAGGTATCAGCCTTTATATCTTCGTGGCTTTTATATACTTTAGGATCTGCATTAAAGATTCCTTTTTTAGCTACGAAGAACGATCCATCTCTTGGATCTTCACCTGCGAATACGGCGGGAGCCCCGTCCCATTTTACGGTCACGTCTACAGGTGATTTTGCGTGACCACTCAACATATCTCTCATACTGCGTAGAGCGTTGATAGCTTGGCGGGCTCCCTTAACTCCGCCATCCAACACTAAATCCTCTATATGAGTCATGTGAGTGTTTTTGGCTTCTGTAAGGTTATGGTTTTTAAATGATATCATTTATTTTCCTAATTTAACATATACTCCGCCTTCAGCAGTCGTTGATCCGGCGTAGTTAATCATTCTTGTTACGATGGCATTAGATTTCTTGCCACCAGCTTTGTTTATAGTATAAAGTAAAGTTAAAGAAGCTAGTTTAGCACTAATCCATTGCCAATCTTTTTCTTCTAGTTCAGCTACAAAAGCTTCATAGCTTACGTTCTTATAAAATTCATTAAACATTTTGTACATAGCTTGTACATCTTTTGGTTTACCCATTGCGATATTTTTAGCTGATTTAGTTATACCACCAGTATGTTTAGGTAATTTTTTACCTGCTTCATGTTGGACTATATCTTGCATAATGCCCCAGCTAATTCCACCACCTCTAGATGTTTTACCTTTTACTTCAGCCTTAATAGTTCCACCAGGAGTGTTATCTTTTAAGTCTAATTGTAATGACGTAGTTTTAATAAAAGAACCTTTTGAAGACCAAAACGATCCTCTTCCAGATTCAAACCCCATAGAAGCTATCTTGTGTAGGAGTACTTCCGGTGGTTGTTTATAATTATTTACACTAAAAGGAACAGAATCATTCTTAACTAGTTTTAGTGATATACCTACTATTTCTCTTTTTGTAAATGCCGCAATTAAAGATTTATTAAAACCGTGTATTGACATAGTATTTAACTTATCTAAATTAAATCCTTTTTGTATTGCCCATACATCGCCTGGATTCCACTTATCATCTTTTAGTGGGGCAAAGCCTGAATTTTTAAATGCTAGATTTTTCATAGCATATATCTTTATCATCTCTTTTGATCCACGATGGAATTCCATGTTCTTATGAATTAGCTTTTTACTAATTAGGTATTTTGTTATATAGTATGACGATGCCCACCAATTTTCTGGAGTTTCTAATATCTTGTCTGTATTAGCACTAACATTTGATGTGCCATTATCTTTGTAAGCCTGAGCTATTACTTCGTCATCGTAGTATGATAAATCGTGCCCTGGGTTATCTACCATAGCTTTCATCATACATGCATTATGAGATTCATTTCTTTCTGTGTCTGCCGTACCAGCTCCTGCTCCACCAACACCACCGCCAAAGACTTTACTCTTTGCTAGTTGTGTTAATTTAATTGGACCATCTTTTGTTTGAAATACTAAGTTAGAAGGTTGCTTAAGAAAAACATCAAGTTTAGCTAATGCATCTTCTATATCAGTAACGACCGTAGTTCCACCTTTCTTTAATTCCAAAGGTGTTTTACCTTTTATAAGTTTCTTTAGGATATCTAAACGATGTTCGCCAGTTTGTCCGTTTGGTTTGTCTAACTCTGTTGCCGACAACCCAGAAACTTCTTTAATAAGAATAGGTTCAACTGTAAAAGATTTAAATGAATTCATAGATCTATTTATGACTTATTTTTTCTTAAAGAATGGATTGGGGTAAATTTCCCCCGTGCTATCGTATGCAATTACTTTTTGTTCGTGCAATACCCGGATGCATCTTTCTGCACCTTCTTTCATTCCTTGCTTATAATAATAAAGACATGCATATCCCGTGACAATGCTAGCTAA